AATGCGGCTAGGTCGTAGCGAATAGTTAATGCAATTTCTGTTAGATCGCCTGAAGCTGTATCTAAATCACCAAAGTTTACGTCAGTCAAGAAGCAACCTTTAAGGTCCCAAAGTTCAATTACTGTTCCGATAGGATCAACCATTTTTAACTGGATATCACGTTTATAAAAATCTGCATAACCTGCGCGGCCTGAGATGCACTCAAAATGCATTCTGACCCATTCCATAACTTGTTGCACGCCTGATGGTGCAATAGGATCATGGAGTGTTACAGAAATTGGTTGAAAGGTTGTTTTACCGGCAATATATCTGGTTGAGTTCATCCAACCAATTTCTATTTCAGCGGTTTGCATTTGTGGTCTTGCTGCGGTTTTAACGATAAAGGCGTCGATACCTTCAATCATGAGAATGAACCTGTTTTTCTTTTTAGGTTCAAAGTCATTTGGCAACATGGTTGTTACGTCAAGTGTCTCAATAGGCATGTTTTATTAGTTCCTCGAAAAACAAGTTTTCTCTATATTCTATATATTCTTTTATTTGAGTTTAATTTTAAATACAAAACCCTTGGAGAATTTTCATCCACCAAGGGTTATATTATTTTAAGAAAGAAAGATAATTTTATCCGATGATTGCGTTTGTTACGTTGAATGTTAGTTCAACGAATTCAAGTGTTCTTGTTGGTTGAACATAAATTCTACCACGAATCGTATTATTTTCAATATCTGCTTGAGTTGTTGTTGTTGTATCGATCATTACTTTATAACGATCAACACCTTTTTGCTCTTGAACACGTTTTAGAATTGGTTGCACCAATGCTGAGAACTTGTTCAAAGTTGATTCTTTGTTTGGTTCAAAGATAATTTGATTTGCAATTTCTTTAACTTGTCTACGAATTTCGATCAACAATCTACGAACGTTGACTCTTTCGAGTGCTGATGAGGTGTCATAAACTGTTTTTTGGCCCCAAATAACAACTGAATCTGTTCCACCAAACATTGCTAATGGATTGATTCTTGCTGGATATAGAGAATCTAAATCTTCTTGTGTAAGAACGATTGCGGTTGAATCTGTTGTTGGTAAAGAACCTCTTGCGAAACCTGCTGTAGCAAACCATGGATAGGCTACTGCATCATTGAATGCAAAGGCGCCAAGAACTGCAACAGATGGTGCAACTCTAACGGTTGTTTGTGTGAAGTTATCATTGATAACAACGTCAGGGAAGTAAACTGCACCGAAGGAACTGTTCAAACCTCTACCATTGAAGTCATTGATTGTGTTTACAACGCTTACGTCTTGTAGTGATGAAGTGATTACTTGATTGTTTGTATCACGTTCTTGAATATCCATCAAGTAAAGTGCATCAAATCTTTCTTCTGTGGCTGCCAAGGCTTGATCTGTTACAACAGAGTTTCTAATACCTGGAATTGCCAAAAGTTTGATATCAACTTCATTTGTGTTCTTCATAATGTCAATTGATGTCATATATGATTGAACAGTCGGACCTTCAACGAGTCCTCTTGTTGGATTGTTTACTTCTTGAGTAATTGCTGTGTTTGACAATTCTCTTGTTTCTTTGTCAAAGATACGAACGCCGTCAAATCCACCTTGCATGAAAGTTGTGAATTTAGAAACTTGTGATACACCAGCAGTATCTAAATCAGAAATTTTCCATGCTCTTGTTTTTGCAGAAGCATTTGCTGTTATTTGCCCTGAGCGAACATATGACCAGTTAGCCGTTTGATTGATATCAACAACATCTCCTGTTCCTGTTACAACTTGAATGTTTTCCAAAGAGAAAAGATTGTTGTTGAATACGTCTGAATCTAAAATAGTTCCAGACATGTTTGGTGTGCCAGCGTTGTTGCCCGCCCAAACGTTCATATATTCTGTTTGGAATGTTGGGAAGTAATTTGTCCAGCTTGGAATAGAAGCGTTTAGAACGGCTGTTGCATTTGATTCTGTTGGATCGTTTTGTAGTTCAAACTGAACGCCCCAATACAAGTTTCTGTTGGTTACTTGATTTGGTGTTGAACCCAATGAAATTGTTTTTCTGTAAGGAATTGGTGGTTGTACTGCTCTTTTCAGAACGTCTGTGACAGCAAGTTGTGATGCGTCTTGCACGTTTGTTAGAGGCATTGAACCAGAAGTTACTAAATGATATGGCCCTCTAAATCCAACAGGCAATGCAGTTGGATCAATTTCTTCGTCTGTGACCAATTCATCCATAAGAACACGAATGAATTTTGATCTGTTTGGATAGTTTCCTTCAGTTAGAACTTTTTGTGACCCTTTGTTTACATCCCAAGTAAAGTATGTTTTGTTGTCACCAATAATTTTGGCAATATATCTTGGATCAGTTGGATTTAAGTTCAATGCACTAAAACGTTCTAGAACTTGTTTGCTTGAATCATTATCTGAAAATTTACGAACAACAACATCGAATTGACCAAACAAACTTGTGCCTGATTGGTTTGGTGCTCTACGAATATTTTCAATAGAAATTTTTACGTTGTTGTTTGCGTATGTACCATCATCCAAAGCGAAGAATTTAAACAAGTTTTGTGGTTGTCCACCAAATTTTTGTGAAACAATCCATGGTGTTTCACCACCACAATATCTGTCTTCAAAATTTTCAAAGTTTGGTGAGTTATATGCACCAGCGTCTCTTGCTTGTGATCCTGTTGTAAGAAATGCACAGTTTTGATAACCAGAACTTGGATTCACATAAGATGATGTGATTAAATTTGTTCCAGTAATAGTTGCAATGTTTGGATGAATGTCATATGATGAATACAACACATATCCTGCTTCTTGCAGCTTCAAAGGATCACGGTTGAATGTTAGTCCAAAATAACTTGGTGAAGTCATATCAAATGATGCAGAAACTACATTCGGAAAATCTTGTGATAAACCTTTGTGGCCGTTGAGAACCATTACAAATTCTTGGCGCCCATTATTAAGATTGACTGTTCCTGTTAAACTTCCAACTAAGTTACCTGCTGTTGCTGGTAAAGTTGTAGAAGGTACAGGTGTGTTTACTGATGGTGTTAGTTGTAGCACAACACCAGAAGCAGCCATCAAAACACCACGCAAAACAACCGCAGCGGTAGAGTCCGATTGCAAACCAGCAGAACTAAAATAGTTTGATCCTGCTGACTCAGACATGTATGCACCTAAGAAATAAGTGCGACCTAATGGTCCCCCTGAAACAGCATATGGATTGTCTACTAAAGCGCCATCTGTGTTTGGTTGACGGTCTCCTACAACAAATCCTGCGCTTAGAACTTTGCCTTTATTTGTTCCTGTTGTTTCTCTTTTTAGACCCTTACCTGCACCCAAAACACGTAAATAAACACCTGCTTGTGCGTTTCTAAGCCATTCTAACATAGCTAATGGGCCATTTCGAGCACCATCAGAAGATGGCCCGAAAATATTCAAGAAATCATTTTGCGTACCGACTAACATTGGTACGAATGCTGGTCCTTTAACTGCTGTTCCAACTACGCCTGCGGGAACACCTACCGTACCAGCGTCTCCTATGAGTGTGGAATCTATTTCTCTAATAGAAATCCCTGGTGAATTGAATGTAAAATTATTTGACATGTTTTAAGTTTTCCCTAAAATTCTGATCTCTCTAAATAGCTAGATAACTCAATGGAATTTTGCTTAAAAGAAATCGGCAGTCTAGGTTGTTGTCCTAGACTGCCAGATAACTACAACTTTGTTATTGTAAAGTTATTTTTATGTACCGAAACTAATTCCAGTTCTTGGATCAATTATGAAATTGAGATCGATATATTCAATTCCTCTGATTGGAGTAATAATAATTGTTCCATTCATTCTATTTGATTGAATGTCGTTGATTGTATTATTTGTGTCATCACAAATAATTTTGAATCCTCCAATACCTTGACGTGTTTGTAGAGTTGTAAGGATTGGTGTAAAATCTTTAATGATTCTTCCACGAAGTTCTGGAGTTATTTGCTCGAAGATGATTTTGCGTGCTGCAACTGTTAGTTGAAGTTTCAAATCATTTAACATTCTACGAACATTGATTCTGTTCAATGAAGAAGTAGCTTGTTGCAAATTCTTTTGTCCGAATACAACATAACCTTGTTTTGGAAATGATGCGATTGGATTGATTCTGGCATCATAGAGATTATCTCTATCATTTTGTGATAGTTTGATTGAAACGTTTTTTACAAATTCCAAAGAACCTCTATTGAATCCTGCTGGCACATACCATGGGAATGCAACTTTATCGTTATATGCAAGAACTGACAAGGCAGCAACAGATGCAGGAGCTCTTACTCTTCTGTTGTTTACATCATCTTGAATCAATACGTCAGGGAAGTATACGGCACCATAATTGTTGTCAATTGCACGGCCTTCAAATTCTGTAATTGATTGTTCAACACTTGTGATTGCGGGAGCTGTGTTAGAATCAAAGATTCTGTCCCCAACGTCAGTATATTCAGGAATATCCATAACCAACATACCTAGACCATAATCAGACATTCTATTCAAAGCATAGTTCATTACGAGTGGTTCACGAATGCCTGGAAGAGCCAAGATGTTTACGGTTGAACGTACTGGATCAGTTAATAGTTTTGCTCCAATTTGATAAGCAATGATATTGCTGTTTGTAATTCCACTTCCATTTTGTTGTGTTGCAAATCCTGTTGGAACATATGTTGATGTTGCTCCACCACCAACTTCTGTCGATGTTGATTTGTCATTCATTCTAGAGTTGTCTTTATCAAGAATATTCAGACCATCGAACCCACCATAAAACACAGTTGTAAATTTAGCGAAGTCACTGAATCTATTGAATGTTGTTGCACCATCTTTTAGCAATGAAGCAAAAGTCAATCTACCTGAAAGAACACCATCATTTACTGTATATGTTGTTGGATCAGGTGTTGCATTACGGATATATGCTGCATCACGCATGTGAACATTAATTGTTGAAGTTAGTTGTGCAACAGATGTGTTGCTCAAAGCAACTTTTGCTAACGAGAATTTATTGTTATTGAAAACATCTGTGTTTGATCCTGTAACCAACACATCAAGTTTTTCTAAACCTTGGAACTTTGTCAAGTTTTCAATTAGTTTGTTTGGTTGTGCGTTTACGTTTGGATTTAAAACAACATTGTTTCGTTCTAATTTTACACCCCAATAAAATCTGTTATCAACAACTTCTGTTGTGCCAGGAGAACCTGCATAACCTGCTGTTGTTGAAGCAGCACCTTTTGTAACTTTAAATCTTAGTGGAAGTGGTGGAACAATTGAACCAGACATTGCTAGTTCTGCTGCTGTGGCTCCAACCATCACACCAGTCATTCTTGTTGTTGCTGCTGTAGGTGAATCGTGATCTGTGTTTCCAGGCGAAGTATGGAGAACTCCAGGCCCTCTAAATCCGAATGGCAATGCAATTGCTGGAACTGTTTTATCCTTAACTTGTTGTGAAACAACAACACGCAATACTCTTGATTTGTTGTTATAAGTTCCATCTACTTTAACTCTACGTTCTTGATCAGATGTAGAATCAAAATAAAAGTATTGTTTTTTATCTCCGATTACTTTTGCAATATATGAATCGCTCTTTGGATCAAGCGAGCAAACTGGATATTGTTCAACAATTACTGGATCAGTATCTAAATCACTAAACAAACGTACTGAAACTGAGAATGTACCATAAAGGTTTGTTGGATCAGTTGATGCTCTTAAGTTTGAAATTGATACTTTGAATTGATTGTTTGCAAAAGCACCATCATCAATTGATTCAAAATAGAACAAATCATATTCACGGCCACCGAATGGTTGTGAAATTACATTTGTTGTTTTTGGTGTTGTATATCTTGTGTTGAATTTACCAAAAGCATTCGCGAATGACATTGTAGTGTCACCTGAGTTTACTGATGTGTTGTTTGAACCAGATAGTAAACCAACCGCAGGAACAGATGTAGAGGTATCAATTGAAGCAACTTCAGCATCTACTGGAAAGTGTGAATACAAGAAATGTTTTTCAGTTCCAAACTTAATTGGATCACCGTTGAGAACATTTACTATGTAATCTTGTGAACTTGGATCGAGGGATGCTGTAAACATTTTCACTCCAGCGATTCCGTCCGTTGTAGCGAATGAAGTACCAGCAGATGAAGAAATAATAAGCTTAAATTTTCCGTTTGAATCAACAGAAACAGTGTCAGCAGCAGTGTTGCTGAAATTTGACAAAGTTCCAGTAATCATAATTCTTGTATCATTAGCAGAGAATAATACGCCACGAACTAAGTTAGCATATTGTCCTGAACCATTGATTGAAAAACTTGCGTTGTCTGTAAACATAGGCATACCAAATGTTTCATTTGTTTGCACAACGTGACGACCAACTAAGAACTGTACTGCACCTTGTTGTTTGTTGAATGCAGACGTAGAACCTTGAATGGCAAAGCCAGCATTTGTTACTTGGCCAGTCGTTCTAACAAGATCAATGTCGCTGCTTGAAGAAACAGCACCAGCACCCAAAGTTCTTACGAACTGAATGTTGCTTTTGTTGTCCGATGCAAATCTCACAGCGTAAGGTGCATACATGGCAGGATTTAATGTGCCAAATCTTGATTCAAAGTCAGGAAAACTTCCAACGCTAATTGGAATAAAGGCTGGGCCTCTTTCTGATGTTCCTACGATACCATATGGTGTTCCATATGGTCCTTGTTCTGAAATGGATAGTTCTGTTTCTTGCTCGAAATACCCTGGTGATCTAAAAACTTGTTCAGGCATTTTTACCTTTTCTTTTTTTCTATGCTATGATCTTTAAAGAGCTAGCTGTGTTTTGTTCCACAGTAACTAGCTCTCCAAATTTCATAAACACAAAATAAAGAGAAAATTGTACTTGAGTAATACTTAACGAACTAAAAAATTTTCATCATTTCTGGCGTATCTACATAAAAAACTGTTTCACCTTGTTTATTACCATGTTCTGTTATAGAAACATATTTTTTCCAAGGTTGTTCTTTACCAACTTGTGGCTCTTCTTTCATCCCCAAATATTGACTTTGTTCTGTTGGAGTATTAATTAATTCTTTATCTTCTACAATCTCAGACAAAACAAATTTTGATCCTTTTGTAGAAGTGGCATTTTCTAATTGTTTTTTTGTAATAATTTGAGTTGAAGATTGATTTACAACAAATTGAAAATTAGGAGCAGAAATATAAGTCCTGAAAGGTACTACGTCTTTGTTTGAATAAGTTGGCAACACATATGTTGGAACTCTAAGATTAACTGAATAACGGACTAATCTTTCTGTTTCTGTGTAATCATCAAAATTGTCTTCTGGACTAAATTGTTCATCCATAAAAGCTGAAAAGGTATACCCCTTTAAGGTTTTTAACAAAAATGATCTATGACCTACAGGAAGAAAACTATTGTAAATTGTTGTAATAATTTTATTCATGTCTGCCATATAGGAAGTCCATATGGTTATTTCATAATTCACAGTTATGAACTGTGGTTGTGGTATTACAATAAATTGATATATGTTGTTTAGTATTTGTGGAGAGAGAAGGCCACCTTGAACTATTTCAGGATTAAGTCGTTCAGACCCTTGTGGTCTTTCAGAACCAAAACTGTTGTTTTGATTTTTTAGTCCAAGTTTGTTTATCAACAATTGATAATGAGCATCTTTGGGAGATAGTTTCTTTTTTATAATCAACTCTCCTGTGTTTTGATTCATACCACGGCCTGTTATGTCCTGTGTGGTCTGTTCTATTGCCCCTCGTTTTATTGTAATGATTGGCAGAATGATTCTTCCGTTCTTGTCTCTAACAGGCTTTAAACGTCTTGTAAAGGCAAGTCTTTCACCACCCGCAAAGATAACAGGAACTTTTTTTGCGCCTACATTATTCTGTTCAGTGTTCGTAACATTTATTTGCAAAGCAAGTTCTTTATCAAACAAATCAAAAACTGATCTATCAACATCCTTTAATGTGTTAGATGGAATAACCAAATCAACATCTTCAGGTTGAACTCCTTCATATCCTGAAGGAACATGAGATACATTGTAAGGTGTATTAATTTTTTGGCGAGTTGTTGACATTGATATACCAATCATAACTACAAATTTTGTTGTAGTTACAAATTGATTATAGTTTATGAACACTCTCAATCCTAATTTGAAAATATGGCTTCTAAAAGAAATTAGAAACAATAATTTTGATGAAGTAATAAACAAACTAACTCCAGTAGAACCTTCTGGAGATCAGTCAAACCAAACATTTTTTCATTTAGGAACAGTTAATAAACTTGGAGTAAATCCCCAAACAATACATAATACTCCATTTGGAATATATGCTTATCCATTAACAACAGAGTATTATGATAAATTAAAAGATGATAGACTACCATTCGCTGGCGGTAATCCATATATCCAAATTTTTAAACTAAAACCAAACTCAAAACTTCTTTTGCTTTCATCTTATAACAACTATAATGAAGATGCAGACAAAATTTTAAGTTGGGTGAAAACTCAACCAGAATTTATTAAATCTTTATCAAAAAATTATTTCTTTAAAATTAGAAAAAATGCCATTTCTTTATTTGTGGATTTATCACAAGATCAAGGTATCGAATTTGTAGATAACAAATCTTTTGCAAAAGGATTAGAGTCTACAAATTTGTTAAAATTTGTTTTATCTACAGAATTTCCAAAATTTTTAAAACAAAAATTTTTTGAAGTAGGTATAACCGAAGAACATATACTAAAAAAGATTATTAACAATTTTATTATAACATTGTTTGTATCCAATTCAATTGTTGAAAAATCTTATGAAAAAACATTAGAAAAACTAGTGAATGATTTCTTTTTGCGTTCAAAAGAAACATCAAGTTTACAATTGCAAGGTTCTCAAATATGGAATCTTTCACGATCAGTAGCTAGCTCAATCGCACTTGGAAAATACCACGAAGACATAAAACAAACACCAAAATCACATGCGATTTGGACATACATTTTAAAAAATGTTTTAGGGTATGATGCCGCTATAGATTACGGCATGGGAATTATTCATTCAAATGAACCTACACAAGCATGTATTTTTAATCCCGCTTCCATTATTCGCATAGAAACAGTCTATAACAAATATAGCAACAATGGTGATCCAACTGTTTCTACGTCAGGAGAGTTCAAAACTCAACGTAAACAAAGTGTAAAATATGATAAACAAACCCTAATAACATTCAAAAGTTTTTTTGAAAAAAACAAACAACAAGCAGGTTTAGAACCAACTTCTGCTTTTTCTTTAGAAAACTTTTCAAAGTTTATTGCTAATATTCCAGTTGAAATAATACAAGAAAAGTTTTCTAAAGAAAATCAAATGGAATTATTAAAGTTTTGCGGAGGGTGGCCGCACACTCCTTCACAAACAGAAAAACTTTTGTTTGAATCCCTTTTTACATTCGAGAGTTTATATGATGTTTTTTATATTACAGAGTATTGGCCACAGGTTTATAATTTATTTCAAACTGAAATACAATCAAAATTTGTAAGTTTTTTTACTAACTTTAAACCAAATACGATTCAATCTTTGTACGATTTATTTGGATATATCAAACAATCATTAAAAATAAAAAACAAATCTAAATGGTTTTTTGTTAAAACTTTACAGACAAAACTACCACCAATTCCTTCAACTCAAACAATTGTTAATTTATTAAACAATGGATCAACAGATGCATTTGCTGTCGCACTTCAACTTTTTTATATAAATGCTTTTATAAAAGGAACAGAAGACACTTATGAAAACACAAACTTGTTAATGAATCAATTTTTGGTTTCATTCATGGAACAAGTAAAACAACGAAACTTAAAACTTACAGAACAAGGTTTTGAAGAACTTTCTTCAATCTATTATCACGATGAAGAGGCTCGCAACATGATTAATCAATGGGCCGAAAATCAAACTACTCTGACTGATCTAACAAATCCATATTCATCATAATAAGGTTTGTTCTGATTTTATCTCTCAAAGCATTTGCTTTAGTGCCATTTGTTTGTAAATCATATGGCTTGCCCATTACTCCAGCATTGCCGTAAACAAACAACCTTGTTTTCTTAGTGTAAACATTCCAAAAA